TTAAAAACACGCTCTGCAACCTTTGGCGACGGCTATGAGCAGATCGCCGGGGAAGGCATTAACCCTGAAAAGCAGTCATGGCCTGTCACACTGACGGGGAAAAAAGCGGACATGCTTCAGGCCCTGAAGTTCTTTCGTTCACACGTCACAAAGGCATTTATCTGGACATCGCCAGTTGGCGAAACAGGGCTGTATCGTATTGAGGCTGAATCAATCAAGTCACAGCCCTTATCCAGCAAAGTCATAACCATTTCCGCAACATTCAAACAGGCGTACGCACCATGATCACAACAGACTATCAAAGTCTTGAGCCCGGAAACAAAGTCCGGCTTATCGAAGTTGATGGCTCTACTTTTGGCGTGGATGATGTACTGCGATTTCACGCGTACAACCTCCCGCACACGGAAGAAGAAATCGCCGCCGCTGGTGGTGATGAATCGAAGCTGCTGGCGAAAAGCATCTGGTGGCAGGGGGAAGAATATGCCGCCTGGCCGTATCAGATTGAAGGGCTTGAAGCCTCCACAGAAGGCAACAGCGTCCAGCCAACGCTGACGGTTGCAGATATTGATAGCAAGATTACAGCGCTGTGCCTTGCTTATGACGATATGCTGCAGGCGAAAGTCACTATCCATGACACCTATTCGCACTATCTCGATGCGAAGAACTTCCCAGCAGGTAGCCCAACAGCTGATCCGCAACAGGTCAGAAAACGAGTTTTTTACATCGATAGTAAAAGCAGCGAAATTCCGGGCGAAAGTATCGAATTTGTACTCGATAGCCCAATGTCGTTACAGGGAAAGATGATCCCTACGCGACAACTTCATTCTCTGTGTACCTGGTGTATCCGGAATAAATATCGCACCGGCGACGGCTGCGACTATGCCGGAACCCGCTATTTCGATAAAAACAACAACCCGGTGAGCGACCCTTCTCTGGACGAATGCAACGGCACGCTTACGGCCTGTAAGCTCCGGCATGGAGACGGCAACGAACTGCCGTTCGGTGGGTTCCCGGGCACGTCTTTGATCAGGAGCTGATATGCATCAGAAAACCATCGATGCGATTATGGCCCATGCTGCAGCTGAGTATCCTCGTGAGTGTTGCGGCGTGGTGGCGCAGAAAAGCCTTGTTGAACGTTATTTCCCGTGCCGGAATCTTGCCGCGGCGCCGGAGGACAATTTTGTACTTTGCCCCGAAGACTATGCAGCTGCTGAGGACTGGGGGAGGGTCATCGCCATCGCTCACAGTCACCCGAATGCCACGACGCAACCGAGCGAACTGGATAAAGCTCAATGCGATGCAACCCTTTTACCCTGGCATATCGTGAACTGGCCGGAGGGAGATTTACGGACCATCCAGCCGCGTGGAGAACTGCCGCTGCTGGAGCGACCGTTTGTGCTTGGTCACTTCGACTGCTGGGGTCTGGTGATGAGCTATTACCGGCAAACACACGGGATAGAGCTTCACGATTACCGGGTCGATTATCCCTGGTGGGAAAACGATTACCCGGACAACTTCTATCAGGATTGCTGGTATGAGTGCGGATTCCGTGAATTCGACGGGCCGCCAAAACCTGGCGATATGGTGATCATGCAGGTTCAGGCTGATAAGTGGAATCATGCGGGGATTCTGCTGGAAGGCAACATGCTACTGCATCACCTTTATGGGCATCTGAGCCAGCGCGTACCTTATGGCGGTTACTGGCGTGAGCGCACAATGAAAATACTGCGCTTTAAAGACTGTTTCTGATAACCGCCTGTGGCAGTTTTTATGGGGGAAAAATGGCTGCATTACTCAATGTTGAGCCGGTCCGCACAATTCGATTGTACGGCGTGCTAGGCGCCACTTTCGGGCGTGAATATCGTTTATCAGTAGCTTCACCTAAAGAGGCCATCCGCGCCCTGAGCGTTATCGTGCCGGGTTTTGAGCGTTTCCTGAATACCAGTAAGCAACGAGGTTTAACTTATGCGGTATTCAGCGGGAAACGAAACCTCTTAAACGATGAGCTCAGTATGGACAGGAGCACAGAGGAAATCCGCATCGCGCCGGTGATCATCGGCAGTAAGCGAGCCGGGGTGTTTCAGACAATCCTCGGGGTTGCCCTTGTCGCTGTTGCTGCGTTCGTCACGGGAGGGGCCGCGATCGGGATTGGTGGTACCGCTTTCGCTGGTGGATGGGGCGCTGTGGCGGGGATTGGGGCATCAATGGCAATCGGCGGCGTAGTCCAGATGCTTTCTCCACAGACAACCGGGCTCGCCAGTAAGCAATCTGCGGATAACCAAGCCAGCTACGCCTTTGGTGGAGTAACAAACACTACAGCCCAGGGGAATCCGGTACCACTTCTTTATGGCCGCCGGCGAATCGGCGGAGCGATTATCTCAGCCGGAATCTATGTGGAAGACAAAATGTAAAAGTGTTATAACCATATTATAATTACAGATGGTTATTAACTATGAATCAAGATGCTCTCATTATTGCTAAATCTATTTTGGAACTTAAACAGGAAAGTGATGTAATAAAGGATTATTTGTTCCCCTTTTTTGTTGCATTTTTTTCAGCATTGCTGGGTGCTGGAGTAGCATATATCTTCAATAAAAGACATGAGAGATTTCGTGTGGAAAGGGAACGTTTTGATTTGGCAAATAAGCTCTTAACGGATGCTGTGTCTGGGTTGAATTGTCTTGTGTCCATAAAGTCTAACTATTTAGGCTTGACTTCCCCTGATCCTCTACATAGGGCTTTCGAAGTTCCTATTATTTTGATGAATGAAAAGCTTCTTAATGTTGATGTCTCAAGGTATTATTTCATTGGTCCAGTTCAAACCAGTAATTTTACTTTTAAACAAAAGCTTGTGAGATGGATTAATTATAAAGTTATTCATGTTAAACCTTTCCAGCCAACGACCGATGAGCTGGGGAGAAGTTGGCGCAACCTAATGAGAATTTCAGCTTTTGTAAGTAACTACAACTACATAATGACAACTTTAGAAAAAAGGAATAGGCAGGACGAGGAAATTAAGAAAGATATTCAAAAGGCTTGTGAGCTCTATGGCTATAATCCTCGCAAAGTGACTCTCGATTTCGTTTGTAAGCATATTGATGGTGCGAAAATATCTCAGCTTGTTCACTTAACAGAATTTCTTATCGCTCTTCTAGACCATGTTCTGAAAGAAATGGATTCGTTTGTTACTCAGTTTCCAGAAATAGCTGAAAGTAATATTGAAATGAAAATGATAGGCTCTAGAGCAAAGGTTGTTAGAATAATTAATGATAGGCCTGCTTATTTGGCAAGCTTGATACCTATTAGGTCTCCAGATTATGTTAGATTATCTGCTATAGTTGGTAGAGATCTCAAAGAAACAAAACTAGCTTATACTTTTTCAGATTGGTATTAATCAGTAATCTGCATCATATATTAATATTATATATATAGGCCATCTTCGGGTGGCTTTTTTTTATGGGTGCAATATGGCAACTGCAATCGCTATAAAAGGCCGCAAGGGCGGCAGCTCAAGTTCCCGAACCCCTACCGAACAGCCTGATGATCTGCAATCTGTAGCAAAGGCAAAAATCCTCGTTGCACTAGGGGAAGGTGAATTTGCAGGGCAGCTGACGGCGAAAGATATCTACCTCGACGGAACGGCTCTGGAGAATGCTGACGGTTCCCAGAACTTCGGTGGTGTAACGTGGGAGTTTCGGCCAGGCACTCAGGCACAAAAATACATTCAAGGGATCCCGGGTACCGAAAACGAAATTAGCGTGGGAACTGAGATATCGAGCGCTACAGCGTGGACGCGCACGTTTACCAATACGCAGCTTTCAGCGGTTCGCCTGCGCCTGAAATGGCCTTCGCTTTTCAAGCAGGAGGACGACGGCGATCTGGTCGGTTACTCGGTTAATTATGCGATTGACCTGCAGACGGACGGCGGCACATGGCAGACGGTACTCAATACCAGCGTGACCGGTAAAACGACGTCAGGTTACGAGCGCAGCCACCGTATTGATTTACCTCAGGCTGGCAGCACCTGGACAATCCGACTCCGTAAGATTACGTCTGATGCCAACAGCGCGAAAATCGGCGACACGATGATGCTGCAGAGCTTCACCGAAGTAATTGACGCCAAATTACGCTATCCAAACACAGCGCTGCTTTATATCGAATTCGATTCCAGCCAGTTTAACGGCTCTATCCCGCAGATCTCCTGCGAGCCCCGCGGCCGCGTTATCCGCGTTCCGGATACTTACGACCCCGAGACCCGCACGTATAGCGGTATGTGGGCTGGGACATTTAAATGGGCCTGGACCGATAACCCTGCATGGATTTTCTATGACCTGGTTGTTAGCGACCGTTTCGGACTTGGGGATCGTCTTACAACAGCCAACATAGATAAATGGACGCTCTACCAGGTTGCACAGTATTGCGATCAAATGGTACCCGACGGCAAAGGCGGAAGTGGTACCGAACCACGTTATACCTGCAACGTTTACATTCAGGAACGCAACGACGCTTATACGGTCCTGCGTGATTTTGCTGCAATCTTCCGTGGGATGACCTACTGGGGCGACGACCAGATTGTGGCGCTGGCGGACATGCCGAGAGATGTTGATTTTACATACACGCATGCGAACGTTATTGATGGGCGCTTTACCTATTCCAGCAGCACCACAAAGAACCGTTACACCAATGCGCTGGTGTCCTGGTCTGATCCTGATAACGCTTATTCTGATGCGATGGAGCCTGTTTTTGAGCAGGCGCTGGTTGCGCGTTATGGGTTTAATCAACTTGAGATAACTGCGATCGGTTGTACCCGTCAGTCGGAAGCGAATCGCAAAGGGCGATGGGGGATCCTCACCAACAACAAAGATCGCGTTGTTACTTTCAATGTAGGGGAAGATGGCAACATTCCGCAGCCTGGCTATGTAATCGCTGTAGCGGACCGAAATCTCTCCGGGCGCGACCTGGGCGGCCGTATCTCTGCGGTGAATGGTCGCGTGCTGACGCTGGACAGGGCGCCGGATGCTTCAGCAGCCGACAGGATGATTGTCAATCTTCCATCGGGTGTTTCACAGTCACGCACCATTCAGTCGATAACGGGCAATAAAGTGACTGTTACGACCGCTTACAGTGAAACGCCTGTGGCTGAGGCTGTATGGGTCATTGAGTCTGATGAGCTCTACGCGCAGCAGTATCGCGTTATTACGGTAACTGATAATAATGACGGCACGTTCACAATTGTCGGTGCAAATCACGATCCGGATAAATTCGATCGCATCGATACCGGAGCCATCATTGACCAGCGGCCGGTGAGCGTGATCCCGCCGGGCAACCAGTTGCCACCTGCGAACATCGTGATCAGCTCGTTTTCTGTGGTGCAGCAAAATATCAGCGTCGAAACAATGCGCGTGAGCTGGGACCAGGCGCAGAACGCTATCGCCTATGAAGCGCAATGGCGCCGCAACGACGGGAACTGGGTTAACGTGCCGCGCACCTCCACCACATCATTCGACGTCCCGGGGATTTATGCCGGGCGCTATCTGGTGCGCGTGCGAGCAATCAATGCCGCAGAAATTTCATCCGGATGGGGCTATTCAGAAGAGAAAATGCTGACGGGTAAAGTGGGCAATCCACCGAAGCCGGTTGGCTTCATCGCTTCTGAAAACGTGGTATTCGGTATCGAGCTGAACTGGGGATTCCCGGCGAATACCGACGACACGCTGAAGACGGAAATTCAATACAGCCTGACCGGTACCGAAGGCGATGCGATGCTGCTGGCCGATGTGCCTTACCCGCAGCGCATATATCAGCAAATGGGCCTTAAGGCTGGGCAGATTTTCTGGTACCGCGCGCAGCTGGTGGACCGCAGCGGCAACGAATCAGGTTACACGGAATGGGTGCGAGGACAGGCCAGTATCGATGTTTCCGATATCACAGATGTGATCCTGGAGGAAATTAAAGACTCCGATACATTCAAAGACCTGATCGAGAACGCGGTGGACAGCAATGTAAAAATTGCTGGCATGGCTGACGACATCAAACAGGCCAACGATGAACTGGAGCTGCAGGCGCAGGAAATCGCAAAAAACGCCCAGAACATTGGGAAGATACAGACCAGCGTTAATGAGCTTTCCAGCACGGTCGGTGATGTTTCGTCATCACTCAGTCAGCTTGAGCAAACGGTGGTAACAGAAGATGCCGCCCTGGGCCAGCGAATCGACAACATCAGCGTTTCTATGGACGGCATGACGGGCGGGGTGAAGAACTCTGCAATTGCGATAATCCAGGCCAACCTCGCTCAGGTGGCCACGCGTAAAACCCTTT